TATTGGTTGGCCATTTGAAAAGAACCATCATTGGAGATTCTACTGTTGAAGTAAAAGAGGATAATCTTGATCTTGTTGGAAAAGTAAGAAATACAGTATGTGCTGATGCTGATGCTGTGGGATTATTTTTCCGAGGAAAAGATGCGGATAATTCCTCAGTACTTAAAGTGAGTTTCCGATCAAGCGAACAAAGTGCTGCCGGCTCAAGAATAGGACACTTGAAAGGTAAGATAATTGAACTATCCAAAGCAAATGAGGATGGTACATATACTACTAATTGGGATTTAATATTCAAACTATGAAAATAGAGGAATTATCCAAAGAAGAGGTAATAATGCACGCGAACCTCTATATTGAGGCTACAAATGCAAGTCCTATAATTCACGCTAAAGAAGGTGGCTTGGTTTATACCGAGAATCTATTAACGGATTTTATTAATTACTTAAAACAAACTTTATCATGAGTGAAAGAAAGGAAATTCGTATCAGTACATCTTTGATAAATCAGATGTTTCCTGATGGTGAAGAAAAATCATTATGCCCGCGTCAATTAAAGACCGGGTATATTGATAGAAAATACAGAATGCCTGAAACTGAAGCTATGAGTGCTGGAAGATTTTTCGAGTACTTGTGCTTAGGATCTGGTGCAAATCCCGATGATAATGTTACTGATTTGAGATCAGTAAAATCCGGAAAAGGTGGCGAGAAATCCGTTGATCAAGTGAGAATTGAAGATCAAGTCCGTCAGTTTGAAACACTTGTAGAACAATTAGGGTGTAAGATAACACCTGAAAATACTCAACAGCACGTTGGTAGAGAATGGGAACATGATTACAATGAATGGAGTGATGATTACGAAGTTCTCATAACTGGTGTATTGGATTTTATATCCCCAGTAAATGCTATTGGATTCAAAGAAAATGGAGAACGGTATCCTTTAATATTTGATGAGGCTGTAATTGATCTAAAGCTAACAAAGGATATTTGGGGAACTTTTGGAAGAAACCGTTCATGGGCATATCCTTGGACAATGAGCCATACACAATTAGCGATTTATAATTACATCACAGGGCTTCCAGCTATGTATTGGGTTTTTGATTATAAAACCAAACCAGAATTCAGGCTTTATTACAAAGAACTTACAAGTATTGAACAATTAGAAATGCATGAAACTATCAGAAAGACGGTTGAAGCATATATCTCAATGAACAAACTTGGATGGCCTGCATCACCAGCATTTTACCGTTGTCGGCAATGTCCTTTTAAAGAAGAGGATTGTGCTGACAGAACAAAAAGACCAGATATTCAAATATTTTAAATTCAATCTTATGTTACAATCAATTAGAAATCTCGACCTGAAAGAAAAAAGAGAAGTATTAACTCTTCAGGAATTAAGTGCAACTATCGATGAAAGAAACATCGGTATAGACAATAAGCGTATGCGCCACGCTGATTTTATTACAACACTTGGCGAAATGGTTGATAAAAGGAATTTTAAATTTGCTATTGATCCTGTTGATGTAAGGGTTGGTGGAGCATCACAAATGCCAAACATTACTTTCATTCAGAATGAGGCAAAGAATTATAATGCCGAAGCGCCTGTTGAAGCACATCTTATCCGAAATCTTGCTGGAAAGATTCAGATTGAGGAACTAAGTGATGAATTATCGAATCAGGGATTAGCATTCTGCTACAATCAACAAGGTATTCAGGTTGCTTTTGGTATGAATGTTCGTTCATGTGGAAATCTTTCCATTTGGGGAGAAAATATGATGGCTACTTACGGTCCAAACAAACGTGGTATTAAAGAGATATTTTCCGGAATTAGTGATTGGCTCGATCTTTACGAAAAGAAAAGGGCTATTGATGTAAGATACATGAATCAGCTTTTAGGTATTCCAGCGAATAATAAGGACATCGTTCATTTGATTGGAGATCTTCTTGTTGAAGCCAATAAGAAGAACATGAAGGAATATGCCGAGGATGTTGCACCGCTGAATGACACTCAGGTTTCTGCTTTTGCACAGGAGTATATCCGTAAAATGGCGAAATTGGATTCTTTCTCTATTGATTCAATGTGGGATATTTACAATGTAGGTACTGCATTGTTAAGGCCAAAAGCTGTTGGAAACTTTGAACCTATCTTCCGTCAGAATAAAGCTCTTGGACAATTCATGGTTAATCGTTATGGACTTGTAGAAGATTACATAGCTGTATAATGGGAAAACCAATAATTGATTTATTTAAGGAACTAGGGGATTATTTCAATCCAAATATAGAGGGGGCCAAAAGGCCTCCTCTTGTTGTTAAAACTAAACCCAAAAAGAAGAAATCATGAAAGGATCAGAACAATTCAAAAAGACTATTCTGAAATATCTTAACGAGAAATCAGAAACAGATTCATTATTCTTTGAAATGTTTAATAAACCCGGAAAGAATATTGATGATTGCGTAACATATATTCTCAATACAGTTGAGAAAAGTGGATGTAGTGGATTCGAAGATGATGAAATTTACTCTATGGCTATTCATTACTATAATGAAGATGAGATTGAGGTTGGTGCAAAAAAGGATATGAATGTTGTTGTAAACCATACTGTAATTCTCACAGAGGAGGAACAGAATGAAGCAAGACAAAATGCTATTAAACAAGCTCAAAAAGATGCGTACAGAAAAATGCACCAGTCAAAGCCAACATCAAAGCCAAAAGTAGAAAACAATCAGCAAACTCTTATTTAGATGAAGCCGAGAAATAAATATGAAAGACGGGTTATGGATATTAGCGCAACCATACCTGAAATAACTTCTATTCAGAAAGATTGGGTATTCGAAAACAAATTCAAAAAATATTATTACGCAACAAAGAAAAAATGTGAATGTCTTGAATGCGGAAACATTACCAAGGATATCAAAACAACTTGCCCAAAGTGTAAATCAAAGCTAATTTCATTGTCAGGTCGGAAAAGAAACGATTACGTCAGAGCTTATTATAATATCATCGAAGTTTATGATGAATTCCAATTGGTAAGAAGTTTTGAGGTTATTAAATTTTCTAAATCAGGATTTGGCAAACCAAGAAAATTCTGCTCGGAAATAGTAAGGCACTTCATTGATGAAAGTAATAAACACACGGTTGTTTCATGCGGTAGGAATTTTTGGGGATATTCTGATCATTGGTACACAATTAATCCACTTGAGATAAAGAATAATCCAAATGGTAGGTATAGTGTTTATGGATTTGTTTATCCTAAAATCAAGGTATTACCTATAATCAAAAGGAATGGATTTCGCACTGGATTTCATCAATTCCACCCTGTTTACTTAATAAGTAAACTAATTACTGATAACAAGTTTGAAACTCTATTTAAGACCAAAAGGTTTGATTTCATTAATATTTATCATAAGCACGAATATGCTATAAATAAGCATTGGAATACAATAAAGCTATGTATTAGGAACAATTATAAAATAAAAGAACCTACTATATGGTTTGACTTGCTTGATGTTCAAACTTACTTCAAACGTGATCTTACAAATCCGAAATACTTTTTTCCTGAAGATATTCGAAAAGAACATGATCGATTATTTGAAAAGAAAAGGAATATCGAAAGGAAAAGAGAACAAAGGGAACGTTTAAAAAGAAGAGTCTCTGATGCTGCCAAATATATTAAAACTCATTCTAAATTCTTTGACCTTGAAATTAAATCCGAAAAGTTCAACATCGTTGTTTTAAAAGACCTTGATGAATTTGAAAAAGAAGGAAAAGAATTGAATCATTGTGTTTACACCAATGCTTATTACAGAAAAGAAAATAGTCTTATTCTTTCAGCGAGAAAAAACGATAAACCTATAGAAACAATTGAATTCTCTCTGGAAGATTTAACTATTGTTCAATCATACGGGAAAGATAATAAGGAAACAAGATTACACAAGGATATCATAAGGGTTGTAAATAGAAACAAATCATTAATAAGAAAAAGGTATGAAAAAAAAGACGTTTAATATCGGAGAATATTGCAGAGGTGGAGTAATATCCATTGAAATAACAAAGAAAGAAATTGTTATCATAGACGGAGACTAATATGATTCAAATGACATTTGATTTCCTCGAAGCTTATGAGATTGGCTTCGAGGATCTGCAAACTGCAAGAGATATGTTTGATAGAATAAAAGAGAATCCAAAGAAATACTTTACAAAACCATCGAACAGAGAGAAAATCATAAATACTCTAACCAAATCAAGGAATTCATTAATAGCCCAATCATTTAAAATTTCCGGAGAAGTTTCCGGGAATTGGACAAACAGAAGACAAGCACAGGCTGATTCAGCAATGAAAAAGAAAAATAGATTGATGGAATGGGCGAGAATTTTAAACAATCTTGAAATCATGTGGAAGAATAATGATATTCCTGAATTACTATCCAAAATAAGAAATGGTAAAGACATTGAAGATATCTTCTGGAATGGATTTCCAACTCCGCCAGAATCAGGAGATGATGGATGGTATGGAAAGCAATATCCAGTACGAAAGAAGAAAGCTGATAAACTAGGAATTACAAGCAAAGAAGTTTGTGAGGATATGAGGGAAATGCTTAAAGCTCTTGGTGCTGAACATGAAACTCCTGAAATGATAAGGAAACGTGAGTTAAAGCAAAAATTAGTTGAGCTTCGAAGAGTAAATATTCCGGGATTCTTTCCAACACCAGACGAATTGATTGATAAAATGCTTGATCATGCTCAATTAAATGATCACATGACTATTTTGGAACCATCTGCAGGAATGGGAAGTATTGTTGATAGGATTAGATTCCATAAATATGAATGCAGAATCGATTGTGTTGAAATGAACTATACATTATCCAAAATACTAACATTAAAAGGATACGAAAATGTAGCATGTGCTGATATTTTAACAGATAGAGTTATTCATGGTGAAGAATGGAATCATGCTTATGATCGAATCCTAATGAATCCACCTTTTGAATACGGACAGGATGTTGAGCATGTTAGGCATTGCTTTGATTATTTCCTGAAACCTGGAGGAAGACTTATTTCAATTATGTTAGCTTCAGTTAAATCTAATACTTTATCAAAATATTATGATTTTCGCAATTGGGTTGAGGAAAATAATGGAGATTGGATTGATAATGGTCAGGCATTCAAAGAAGCATTTAATTCAACAGGAGTTTCAACCATAACCGC